ATAATATATATATTTTATTATTTATTATAGGTAGTTAACGTTCTTGCGCTAGGGTCATCTGTATTTGTATATTTCGGCATCCAATAATAAGGTATTATATTTAATGAGTTCGGGTAATGTTCTGAAAATAGAGATTTATAGTATTGTTTTTCGGCATCAATAGGTTTAATATTTGGTTCGTATTTTGGAACAATAAAATCCTGTAATATTTGATACAAAGACCGTGAATTACTGCTTACCCCATCGCTAAATGCTTCTTTTCTTCTCCACAAGATTTCATCCGGTAATATTTGTTTTCCATCGCTATTTTTAAAATTATCGATTGAAAACGCATTTCTTAATAAGAATTTTTCAACTTGTGAATTGTTTGCGTGACATCTGATTGATGGAGGTATCGATAAATAAAAATTTACAAAACTTCTATCTAAAAATGGTGTTCTAGGTTCAAGTCCGTTTGAAGAAATACATTTATCCGACCTTAAAACATCAAAATTATAAATATCTGCCAATAATCGGCGTGTTTCTTTATCAAATTCGATAACATCGGCACAATAATTCATATATAAATATCCGCCGCACAATTCATCGGAACCATCACCATTAAATATTACCTTTGCGTTACTGTTTTTAGAAATATATTTCCCTAATAAGTAATTTCCAATACTTGCTCTCACAGTTGTTGTGTCGTAACTTTCAATCGTATAAATTAATTCTGGAATAATATCAAACATTTCCTGTTCGGTAACGATTATTTCAGTATGTTTGGTTCCTATATATTTAGAGACAATTCTGGCGTTTCGTAAATCTTCGGAACCATATAAACCAATACTGTATGTTTCTAAGGGTTCATTCGTATTTTTTTTGTGGATTTCATTAATTAATGCCGTTATTAAACTACTATCTAATCCTCCCGAAAGTAGACACGCAATCGGTCTCTCAGTTGTTAAATATCTTTTTTCAACAGATTGAATAAGGTATGTTTGTATTCCGCGATTAATCCAACTCATATCCATACTATTTAAAGAAAATCCGGGTTCGTGGTAACTTTCATTATCTATATTCGTCCAATATGCCAACGCAGAACTATTTAGATTAAAAGAACTATATGTGCCTGGTTTAAATTGTGAAATTGTAAGTTCATCTGGATTTTGGTTACAGAAATCAGATAACATTTTTAATTCAGACGCAAATCCTAGAACTCGATCGGGATATTTAGTGTTCTTTAAAAAGTATAGGGGTCGGATTCCGTAAGGGTCTCGTGCGATATATATATTAGATTCCAAATGTGTATGATTGTTGTCACAAAGAGCAAACGCAAAAACACCGTCTAACATTTTTAAGGTTTGTTTAATACCATATCTTTTATAAAGATGAATAATAACCTCACAATCTGAATTTGTTTTTGGAGTAACATCCATTAATTTATATAATTCCCTGTAATTGTATATTTCGCCATTACAAATTAAATGAATGTTATCAATCGTAATTGGTTGATTCGAAATGTCATCAAGTCCGTTAATTGCTAACCGATGAAATCCGAAAATAGCATTCATCGAAATATGTTGTAAATCTGAAAATTCGGGTCCCCTGTTTTTCCCTTTCATAAACTGACACTTAATAAATTTATCATAATTTACTTCACTATAATTAAGAAGAGCAAAAATACCGCACATTAGTTATTAAATCTATATGTTTGATTTTAATATTGTTGAGGCCCAATATATATAATATATTTTATATATATATGACTTCAGCATCACACCGAAATAACGAAATAAATTCACGAATTTATGATAGAAACCTGCCATCCCAATTAATTCAACCTTATATTAGTGTTCGACCAGTAATGACAAAATATTCTATTTTACCGATTGTTGATCCTAGAAAACAACATTCCATCAAAATGGAAATAATGCCGACTTATAATTTAGAAAAAGTGTTTAATCCAGGAAATACCACTTCTCCTTGGTCTGGTTATTCATCTAATGTTAATGTAGAATCCGATTTAAAAGGACAAATATTTGCGCTTCAAAAATGCGACCAATCTGTTTATGTTCCAAATAGTAAAAGCGACTTATACAATTATTCCTTTAAACCATCGAATGTGTCAACAAGATATAATCCCCACAGTTTATTGTTTAAGGAGGAAAGATATAATGAATTTAATCCTATCCCCGAAAACACCCATATATCTTTGTTTAATACCGCGACAAGAAACCAGATTCAGGATGACTTATAATGTTGTGTAATATAATAGTATGAAAAATGAATTTGGTCTTCCGTCCTTTTATTTACACCAGATTAACGCATTTTTAATTCTGGTTTCATTATTTTTACTATTTACAAATTATTCAAAGATAAAAAAATAGAACCATATCAATCAGTTGTATTATCGTTATTGCTTTCTTTAGCAGTGGGTGTTCACGGGTTGTCTCATTTAGGTGCCGAATATATTTACGGTTATAATCCAATACGGAATATGTTATTGGTTTAATATATAATTGTATATTATGTCCAACACACCTATAAATCAAATGACTCTTGATTATTTTAAAATTAAACAACAATCTAAACCCATTTTATCAAAAGCAAGTAAAAAGGATATACATTTTTATAGAAAAAGAGTAATACAATTAACGAAGGATTTGTTATCACCAGACGAAGATTTACAAGAGTTATTTCCGGATATAAAATATGCGTTTGATATTTATGTAAAAAATTGTGTAGAATATTTCAAAACTTTAGATAAATCAGACATATTACAAGAAGATTACAAAAATATAGAGACTGAAATTAATATTGTCGCGGAAGATACGCCAGATATACAGGACGCACCGGATGATACGACGAAACAAATAAATAAATTAATCATGAAAAAAACTAAGGATGAAAGGTGTACGCTAGACAAATTTATAAAAAGGACTATTATAAAACTAGATGAACCGTTTATACCTGTTCAAAAAGAAATAAATCTAAAGGACCCCGTTTTAAGAATTAAAGGTATTCGTAAAAAGAAAAATATAGATAATAATTATGATGAACCACACGAGAAAAAAGAAGAGACAATCCAACCGTCGTCAAGTTAAATCTAAAGGTGGAACTTTTAAAAAGATGGTTAAACTAAGATGTAGTCCAAAACCAAATGTCAACAAGATAAATGATTTTAGTTGTTATACAGACACTTCTTTATTTGAGTTGAGAGATTTGTGGAATAAAAGACACCCAGATAAACTAATCAGTAGTAATGAACCGAAAGTAATTTGGGAATTATTAAGTGAATATATGAAAAACGTGTGTAATAAAGAATCGTGTTGGTTAAAACAGAACTTTGTGGCAACAAATAAGATTACTGATTTTATTGATGATTTTGCTCCTGTATCTCCATCGGAATGGAAAAAAAACCCTAACGAATGGTTATCTAGCGTTGACATTATAAGAGTTATGAAACAATACGAGAAGGCGTATAAATGCTTTGAATTTTTTGGTCCATCTCCAATTGATTTTGATACTAAAACATCCAAAACCAAATGTGTCTGGGATGAGATTTGTAATATAAATGTGGAAGACCAAATAAAAAGAGGTAAAACAAAGTTAGGGTTTATTTTTAATACAGACCCACATTACAAATCCGGACAGCATTGGATTTCTTTATTTGTAAATATTAAAAAAGGAACAATATTTTTCTTTGATAGCGCCGGTAATAAAATCCCAAAACAAATAAAAAAGTTGGTTGACAAAATTATACGACAAGGACGACAACTTAATAAATCGATGGTATTTGACCAAAATTATCCGGTTGAGCACCAATATGGTAATACAGAATGTGGGATTTATTCTATTTATTTTATAGTTCATATGTTAGAAGATAAAGTTTCGGCATATTATTTAAAAAACCATATTTTAAAGGATGAGTATATGGAGAAATTCCGAAAGTTATATTTTAACGAAAATTTGTAATGTGTTAAAAAGTATATAAAATAATGTATGTGATAAATAATATAAAATGAATAAATCTGATTTTATATTAAATGATAATATTGAACTACTTTGGGAATTAATTGTTGACACAGATATTGTAAAAATGAATTTTAATTATATTGAAAAAATCAAAGAGACATTTAATTCAATTCTTCCTATTTTTTATGATAGAGAAAAAAATAATTCGGCAGATTTAATGACACTTAATAAGATGTTTATTTCGGTTATTATTAATAAAATAAAAGGTGAATTTTTTAAAGAAAAGGAAATAGTTACAAGTAAGGATATAAAAAACGAAAGAATAAATAAGTTTGATACCGAACTAATGAAACAAAAAAACGATTTTGAGAGTCATAACACAATCAAAGTTCCTCCAGCACCAAAATTTAACGATAAATTGGACGACCCGCTTGAAGATATGGAATTAATTATTAAACAAACGATTGCTAAACGTAATTTTGACGTTGAGCAGTTTAATAAAGATATTTCTCCCAATTTAAATTCTGATTTTTTAAAGTCGACAGAAACGTCTATAAAAAAAGAAAAGGATACCTTAAATAAAACGAATGAATTGAAATATATTAAAATAGATAATAAGGAGTTGGGAAATACAATTATAAATAATAATTTGATTGAGTTACCTCCGTTAAAAAAACATACACATACAGATTTTAATAAACGCATTTCTTGGGGTTCAACAACGGTAACCAATTATAACGAACAATTCGAGGATATTCCCCCAATCCAGAATAATAATATTTTATTAAAACTGAAACAGATAAAAACACCTGAACCCGAAATGGTTGATAATGCCGAAAGTATAACTCTTGAACACCTAAATAATAAAATACACATATTAACAAATATGGTTCAATTCCTTACAGATAAATTATGCGGTCCCTAATTCACAATTTGTTTAAATACTTGTGTTCCATCTTCGTTAAATTCATAGGTTCCAATTTGTATTGGGTTTAATCCCTTATTTTCTAACGCCTCTTTATAACTAGATAAATCATAAATATACCATAAAGACTTATTTATTATACGATAAACATACTCAACACCATTAATTTTTATGGATTTACCAACCCACTCAAAGTCTATTTTATTTGTTCTTAATGTATTATCACTTTGTTGTTTCGAATAATCAGGAACATACGAAAATTTAGAACTATCTGGGTCGGCAAAATTCATACAAGAAATCTTTTCTTTTCCGTGTGGATAAATAGAACAATCAAAAGAGGTTTCTTTAATTATTTTAGTTAATTGATTACTTAATTTCTCTTTTATTGTGGAGGTTTCAAATAATAATTGGTCACTTGTTACAGGAACTGCCGGTAACCCTTTGCTTAAATCTTTTCGTTTAAGTTCAATCGCATCATCGCTTTTTAATTGTTTTTCCGAAAAAACCATTAAATAAATAAATACAACAACGGTTTGTAATTCTTTTGGTAAATCTGTATGACTACATATACGACGCGCGCGACCGATAACTTGTTCGGTTCTTACTGGATGCCAATATGGTTCCATAATATGAACGTATCGTGTATTTCTTAAATTAATACCTTCTGAACCCGATGACGTTATCATTAAAACCTTAATGATTTCACCATAATTGTTATTTTTAGAAAGTTCTTTTAATTTGTTTGAAATATTGGTTGGAATATCATCCCAAGAACTATTATAAATATTTCGGATAATTTCCTTTTCTTCAGGTGTTTCTGTTCCAGTATATAACGCATATTTTGGTTTAGTTAATTCATCCGCGTTAAAATCTAAATCCCATGTATCTACCCCGGTTTTTTTTATTTTAAATCTGGCAAACCCATTTGCTTCCAATACTAAACTAAATAACCCGACACCTTCAAGAGTTCTGAATTGACTATATATTAAATGTAATCCAATATAATTTGGGTCCTTAATATTTTCCAATACATGTAAAAATTTCGGACTATATGTTTGAAGTCCTTCAGGAGATAAAAACGTGGGCGCGTTATCCTTAATATATTGTATTTTTTGTGCTATTCTATCTTGGTAAGTAACATCAGATGAATTGTTAATAAGTTCGTCGCCTTCAACTTCTCCCTCATATAAATTGTTAACGTCAATATTATTTTCTATTTTTTTAGTTTCTTTTAAGACGTCAACCATATTTGAAACATCTTCATTGCCTTTTACATCTTTGTGTGTTCGTGGAAGAGGTCGATCAGGCATAACGAAATTACAGTATAACCGTGAAAAAATACGGTATGTTGAGGCAGCTTCTTCATAAATGTCGCCTTTACCCTTTTTCGGTTTTTCGGTTTTTCGTTCTTCAACGCGCGCCTTTTCATAAATTTTAAATTGGAAATCGCTCATTTTAATATTAACCACAAAATAATCCAATGATAGGGTTTTTGTAAATGTTGGTAATAAATCTTCTTGTGCGCTACGAAAATATGAAGATAACCCAATAATTCGTCTTTTAAGTCCATCAACGTTTTTTATTTCTTTGGTTACGTTATCGATATATTCTCCAGAAAACAACTCTAATTTATCAGGTAGTGCTTTAAAATTGTGAATTTTAACTCCTTGAGGAAGTATTTCAATATTGTTTTGTTTCAAAATAGTAATTATGTTTCTTTCAAATTCTGAGTTGCTTATAAAGTCTTTATTTAAAACTAATTCACCTGCTTCGTTTACGACTTCGTCGGTGACACCATGATACCCCGTTTTATTAATTACGTTATTAAACCCGAATGGGTTTCTGGTTATTGTTAATATTTTGCTGGATGACGAGTAATCAATATAATCTAATGTTTTTTCTTTAACAAATATATCTTCAAAAAAGAATTTATCTACTTTTTTAGATGTGTTTACCTGTAATGGAAACTCCCATGTTTTTATATATCCTCGTAAGATATTAAACAAAATACCGAATTCGTTCGGATAATTTATAACGGGTGTTCCTGTAAGTAAAACGATACGTGTGTCTACAGCACTCATTAAATATTCATATAATTTAATTGATAAAAATTTGGGTTGGTGTTCTTTCTCTCCTCTATTGGAAATTGGAATATCCTTTTCTTTTTCTAGTTTGTTGACAATTCTACTAATTAAATTGTGGGCTTCATCAATAATGACTACGGCACCATCAAATAAATTTTTTGTATAATTATCCGTTAATGTGCTTAATGCTGAGTTTCGTAACCCGTTATAATTTATAAACGTATATTTACTTTCAATCATTTTATCCAATTGTTCATCTAATGATTGTTTTGATTCTCCTGATAACTTTGCGTAATTGGAGGGTTCTCTTACATTAACAAACCAAGCACCATTTTTTTTTCGTATATATTCAAGTGGTAAACTTAATACATTTGATAAAACAGGCAATAACTCCGGATTGATAGTTATATCTACCCATTTCCAATATTGATTTCTACGAAATAATAAATCTCCGCATTTTTTCAATTCAACCATATAATTTTTTCTTAATGATGCCGGAGTCATAATAATAATTTTTTTATTATCCTTCATACCTTCCGCAATCGATATTGACGTACACGTTTTACCTGAACCAAGACCGTGGTATAATAACAAACCGCGATAAGGAGTATATAAATTTAAATAATCTCTTGTTATTTTTTGGTGTATTAATAGAGATACATTTCCGGATGATTTTCCTATATTGGCACAAGTAATATTTTCTGTTCCGGATAATTCCTTTTTATAAGGTTGGAAAATAGAATTAATATTATTAATGTATTTTTCTCGGTTATTCATATAATAATTCGAAACTTTTACAATTACATTTGGTTGTTTTTCGGGTAAAAACTTTGTAATTGGTCTATTATCAATCTCAACGTTTATTTCAGGACCTATAATAGAAACTCCCTTGTTAACTGGTTCTGTTATTCGAACGGGTTTTTCAGTTTTATATTCAAAAACATCTTCATCATCTTCCAACATTAGTTTTTTCGACGGTTTTATAGGTTTAACAAGTTTAATGGGTTTTATTGGTTCATTAAGTTTTTGAATTTCTGTAATGTTAGGATTTACTCGAACCTTTAATAATTTATTGGATGCTAATTTGTTTTTAAATAAATCCATATTAAATCCTTTTTGTCTGTCATCAATCATTACAATAGATTGTGGCGGTTGAATAGTTCCAGGTTGGTTTATTATTGAAGGGGGTTCAGGAATAATTATGTCAACCAAAGTATGTTTTTTAATATTTGGTTTAATTTTTAATGTCTCTAAATAATTAATCATACCTTATATAAAACACATATATAAAACTTTTAACACCTTTTAACATTTAATTCGGTTAATTATCATTATGTATAAATAATGATAATTAATAATACTATTGTGTTGACATCCATTAAAAATCCTAAATATATTATTCAATATAATCTTCTAAATTTTCGGTAATAAATGTAATTGCTTCATTACACGCGATTTGCTCTGCTTTTCTTTTTATTTTGTGTTGTCCTTCGCCCATAAATAAAAATATTTTTCCGTTTGTGTTAACATACTCGTGGATATGTTTAAATGTTTTGATTTGATTAATGTTTATTGCTTCCATATAATTTAAATTATAAACTGGTTGTCCCAAACATAAATAAACGCCCATTTTATAACCAACATCAGGGTCGTGGTTTATTTCAAGATAATGGGGTGTAACTTTAAACTCTTTTTGAATTTTAACTTGTAAAATATTCTTATAATTATCATCATTTTGAATTAATGCTATCCAATCAATATGTGTTTCAAATATATTTTCTACGAATTTTTGGGCAATTTGAAACCCAGGACCAGTAACGAATACATTTGTAAACCAAGCATCTTCATCCTTAATATTTATTTTGTTGAAATCCAAAAATAGAGCACCTAAAAAGGATTCGAATAAACACCCTAATTTTTTTAAGTTAGTCCTGATTTTTTTTTCTTCAGCATGTTTCGATAAAACTAACCATTTATTTAAATGCATTTCCATTGCGATTTTTCCGATAGCCTCGTTTTTAACAATTGCGATTTTCTTCTCTGTCATAAACCCTTCATTTTCTTTAGGAAACCTTCTATAAAGGTAATATTTGGTAATTAATTCTAAAACACCGTCTCCCAAAAATTCTAGTCGTTCATTAGATTTAGTGCTTAATTTCATACAATCCGGTGGTTTCTCAACGATAGTTATATTTTGTTGTATATTTTCAAAACTTGAACGCTTTGTGTAAGACCTATGAATAAACGCGCGTTTATATAATGCGAGGTTGTTAACAATTGGAGGAACTCCGTATTTAGTAAGAATAGATTGAACTTCGCTCAATGTAATCTCGACATTTAAATTGTTATATGGATTAAAAATAAGTCCATCGTCACATTTAATAATATCATCTTCATAATTTAAATTAATCATTAAGTATTTACAGTTTTACTCTTTATATTATTTAAGTTATTAGATTTAGAATGATATTTTAATTTTTCAAAAATATAATATTTTAATATTATATAATATGGTTTATATGTCTGGTAGTAAAAACGCGAGATATTCCGCATCAATTTGTAACAGAACTAACGTTTGTGGAGGAATCAAAAAAGCAGGTATTGCTTCTAGAATCGGTCTTTTTATGCAATCTAATCCAAATTTGATTGGAGCACCTCAATCATTGCCTAAAACTTGTGATGTTAGCAAGACAATTCAAACTCAAAAATATGGTTATCGCGCTGTTCATGGAGGTAATATGGGTTAAATATTATTAACCAATATTCATATCACGCAATAATATCACGCAATAATATCACACAAATTTAATTTAGGTGATATTAATATTTTAATATGATGGTTGTTCTGCCAAAAACATATTACTAAACCCTCCAATTTTTAAAACAGAATATCCCAAACCCTTTAGAAAATCTGTTAGGTCAGTATTTATATTATTCATTTCAAATAATATCTTTGGATAATTCGATTTTTTAAGGGTATTTTGAGAAAATAATAATGCGTTTAATTCGTTGTCCTCAATATCTATCTTAATAAACCCGATATTATCAATGTTAAAACTATCTAGGGTTCTAATATTTATTTCTTCTGTTTGTAAAATATTGGATGTGTTGACAATTGACGACCCTCCGCCATCTAAACTACATATATTTAATATTTGTTTTCCAACTTGGTTTTCAGACCCTAAACCGATATTAATACATTCAATATTTTTAATGTTAGATAACGCAACGCTTCCACATAGTGAATAGAATGACATTTTTTGTGGTTCGAATGCGTATACTGTTTTACAATGGTCTGATAAACTAATAGAGTATGTTCCTGAATGTGCTCCTATATCTAAGAAATTTTTATATTTTACACATAGTTGCTTACACCATTCAATCAAGTTTTTTTCAAATAGACCGTGGTCTATATAATAAGTTATGTTATTTTTTGGTAATATGTAAACTTTTTTATTGGTTAAAGCAATAACTTGATTTGTTTTATCACATCCGGTATCTGAAGTAATTTCTTTGGTTAATATAAAATAATCGCACATTATATTTGTATTTCATATATCTTTAAATACTTATTTATTACCAAGATAATAAATGTAAACAATATTGTTATCAATTTACCCCCGTATTACTAATCGACTACTCTAGAGACGCGCTCAGGTGGGTTAATATATATTATCATTAAATAATTTAATAACATTTTATT